TACCTTACTGGGTATTGTGGGATGGTATGAGTGATAGAACTACTAATCATTATGGATATAGTAATAGACATTTATTATATAATCCTTCATTAAATGAGAAATTTGATTTTGACGATGAAGATTTTGAATGGGATGAAGATGATATAAATAAAAATTTTGAATATGTTAAAACTTCTAATTTCATGCACAATAGTAATATTTATATTTCTTTAAAAGAAATAAAAAATGATGGTGAAGTAGGGGAACAATTAAAATTGTTCAAAGATAAATGGACAAATGGTTGGAATATAAAAAGTTTTATACCACTTACTAATAATGAAATGGATATTATTAAAAATAAAAATATGAAGATAGGATTTTTCGATGGTTATAAATGGAAAAGTTTATCATATAATAAATTTATAAAAAAATACCCTCAATTTGAAATATGAAATATATAAAATTATTTGAAGAAGTACTACATGAGAAAATGGATATACCTGTTGATGTAAAACAAATATCACAAATATTTACAGATAATGGTTATGATCTTTACGTGGTCGGTGGTGCAGTAAGAGATTTCATAACAGGTGTAGAACCACATGATTATGATCTAGTTACAAATGCTCAACCACAAGTAATCATAAAATTATTAAGAGATAAATATAGATTAGGACTACAAGGTAGACATTTTGCAGTTATTAGAGTTTTCACCGAAGAAACACCTGAAGGAATAGAAATTGCTTCTTATAGAAAAGATATTTACGATAAATAAATTTTAATATATAAATATATGAATAATGATAAAATCTTTTATGTTTATATATATTTAAATCCTTTAATTGAAGGAAAATATAAATATGATAATTTAAAATTTGATTATAAACCATTTTATGTGGGTAAAGGAAAAAATAATAGATACAAATATCATTTATATAATAGAAGTCTAAACAAAAAGAATGAAAAAAATAAAATTATAAAAAATATATTATCTAATAATTCACAACCTCATATAATAAAATTATATGAAAATTTGAATGAAACTGAATCATATAATAAAGAAAAAGAAATTATATCTAAAATAGGATGTATCATTTATAAAAATGGTCCATTAACTAATTTAACAACAGGTGGAGACGGTGCTTATTCAACAATTATTTCAGAAGAAACAAGAAAAAAATTAAGTGAATGTAGTAAAAGAAATGGTAGAAGAGGAAAAACAAATATAGAATACTATGGATATGATAAAGCTATGAAAATGAAACTTAAGAATAATTCAAGTAAAAAAGGGAAATCATATGATATTTTATATGGTAAAGAAAGATCTATCTTAATAAAAGAAAAACAATCAAAAAGTCAAAAAGGAAAAAAGAAGATAACAAAAGAAGGAAAAAAAAAATTAAGTGAGTTTCATAAAAATAAAATTGTTTCAAATGAAACAAAAAGAAAAATTTCTGAAAGTTTAATAGGAAATAAAAGAAATTTAGGAAAAAAACATACAAAAGAAACTAAATTAAAAATTTCACTATCAAAAAAGGGTTCTATACCTCATAATAGATATAAAATAAATCAATATGATATGAATATGAATTATATTAAAACATGGAAATCAACCACAGAAGCATCTAAAGAATTAAATATATCACAAGGAAATATAACATCTGTAATTAATAATCAGAGAAATAGTGCATCTGGTTATATTTGGAAAAAATATACGAATAAATGAGAAAGAAAACAAATGTAGAAACTGGATCCCATATTACAATAAGAGATGATGTACTACGTAGAGATTTTACGATCAACTCTTTATATTATGATATTAATAAAGAAAAAATAATAGACAATGTTGGTGGAATATCCGATATTGAAAAAGGAATTGTTAGAGCAGTTGGAAATCCAAGAGATAGATTTAAAGAGGATCGGTTGCGTATTCTTAGATGTATGAGATTTAGTGCTAGGAATGGGTTTAAAATCGACAAGGACACCGCCCTTGCAATTAAATCTGATAATAGATTAAATGGTATATCTGAAGCTGATGATGTATCACAGGAAAGAATTATTGATGAATTTTATGGTTCTACAAATAAACCAGGTATGTTAATGTGGGCTGAAGAAAATAAAAATATGAATGCTTGGATAATGTATTTAAATTTGTTAAAAGATTATAAAATGTTTGTTAGAATGTTTTCTGATATTCATATAAATACAAATTTTTTCAGAACTTTTAATATTTCAATTATTTTTACTCAATTATTTTCTGATAATCAACCAACAAATAAATTACATGATACTTTAGTACAAGGATTTAAAATACCAGGTACAATATCAAGTAATGTTATATTTCTTTTAAAATTGGTAGATGTTCTTAATGATCAAAATATTGAAAAAACATTTGATCCAAATAATAGAGAATTTAATATAAATGCATTATATTCAAAAAAGAGAGAAATTGATATAGATAATAATACAATTATAGAATTTGGTAAATTAAAAGGTATTAATGATAAATATATAAATGCATTCGTTAATTATGAAAAAACAACTAATGCTAAAGATTTAATGGATGCTGGAATAACTGGGAGAGAAATTGGTAATGAAATTAGAAGAGTTGAATGTGAAAAATTTAAAGAACTGATATGAAACTAAAAAAATTTGAAAATTTTGATTTCGATGAAGAAGATTTTGACTTTGAAGAAGAAGAATCATTTGAAAAATTTTTCAATATTCATTTTAGTAATTTTTTTAAAATGATGTCTGGTGTTTCAAAAGAGAAAATAATATATAAGAATAATAAGATTGTTAAATTAGATTATATTAATGGTAAAGGTCCAACTTCAAAAATGCCATTATCAACTTGGAATAATATGTTGAAAACAGAATATAGTAAAGATTTATATAATGAAATAGAAGGAAAATTATTTGATTCAGAAGATATAGAATACTATATACCAATAGAAAATGTGGAACTTAAAGATAAAATAGAATATACTATTAATAATCTTAATAAATTAATAAATACACCAGGGTAAAAAATAAATAAAAAATAATGAGAGAAAACGTAGTAACATATAATTGTAGAAGTGGATTTTTCGCAACTAATAAAAAAAGATTATTTGATTTTGAAGTTGGTAGAGGTAGAGATAAGATCACTTTACCAAATCATATTTTAAAAATATTAAAATCTGTATATGATCCAAGAGGGAAATGGGTAAATACAATAGAAAAAGGTGGTGTTTATAATACTGGTCACAAATTAGATAATGAAAATAGAAGTTTATTAAACTATTTAAATACAAATTATATTGCAATATGTATATTAGTAAATTGGATAAATAATAAAATAGTTAATGGTGATATTAAAAATTTTACTCAAGTTGATTTTTATTTAAGTTCTTGGTCTAATGAACTACAAAAACTTTTTAAAATTTTAGATGAATACAAAGATAGAATTTTTCATCCACATTCAGATATTTTACCAGAATTATTAAAAGCAATGGATAGAACAAGTAAAATTGGTGATGATGCAGAAAAAGAAACAATTAAAAGATTAATGAATAAAGGAATAACTGATGTCAAACAAGCAAAATTTGGAGAGAAAGATGATATGTTAAAAGGAATTGATATTAGATTTTCCTATGGTAAACATAAAAATCAAACAATTCAAACAAAAGCTTACACAAGAATGGAAGAAACAGATACTCACAATATCTTTTATATAAACGGCATTAAACCTTATAAAGTTGATTATTTTTCTTTTTATAATAAAAAAGAAAATAAATTTTATATGTTTAGTAATTCTAATTCTATTGAATTTGATAAAAATATAATAAAAATTCCTAAAAATTTAAAAAGAGATATATAATATTATGAAGATCAAAAAATTTAACGAACAATCTGAAAATATTCCTGATATTGATAAAATTGAAAAGGAAATGAATGAAACATCACCAGGTGAATGGAAATATATTCACATAAAAATGGATAGTAACTGGGGTAGTGATATTGAATTCGTTGAAATGGTAGATAGACCTTATGGTGATTATATGAGAGAAATTATGTCTGATGAAGATTATGATACCAAAACACAAGATCTAAAATGGGTGGCTAATTCTAAAAATTATGTCCAACAATTAATTGATTATATAAAACAAATTGATAAATAAATAAAATTATTTTACAATAATTAATTTTAAAGATTTTATTTTATTATTTGTAATCATTCTAACTATATACATTTCAACAGGTAAATTTTGAACTGATATTTCAAAAGAATGAATACCAACTAAAGGACCACTAAATATATTTTGAACCTTTTCACCAGTATAACTATATAAGTCAATTTCTGTATTAGATTGACTTTTTAAGTTTGTTGTTATTATTGTTGTATATTTTGCTGGATTAGGATTACAAGTAAAACTATTATCTATTATGTTTTCATCAACATCAACATATATAGATGAATAAGTAACTTCTGTAAGATAACCTGTGAAATATTCTATATTCAAACTATAATTATAGTATATTTTAATAACCCCATCAATAGTATGATCCCAATTATCATCAATCCAATTAAAAAACTCACCGTCAGTGGTGTTACCATAATCATCATATGTATTTTGTAATAGTGTTGAATTTACCCATGTTATATCCCATATTTCAGACAACATAGTTTCCAAACCACCATAAGTTTCATAAAAATATTGTTCTCTATTTGTATTCACCCAATCATTATCCCATATTTGTTCAACAGTCATTGATAAAAAATATAATTCATCATAAGAATAAGTGATATTATTAGAATAAACCCAAATATCACTAATCCAATATTCCCCAACAAAAGTATCTCTCTTATTTGCAATATTATAAGTGTAAGTTTCTTTGTAAAAATTTATCCACGTTTCATCCCAAATTTCAGTAATACCCATAATTAAATTATTATCATCATAAGTATAAGTATGTTGACGATCACTTACCCAATTACCATTTTCCCACATACTACCAACAGCGGTTATCATATTACCAAATTCATCATAAGTATATGTTTCAAATGAATTATTTATCCAATTATTTTCCCACACTTCACTTAAAAAAGATAATACTTTACCACTTGAATTATAAATATATGTGCCTCGACTAATACTATCCCAATTATTATCCCAATCTTGATTAAGATAAGTAAGTATATTACCATTATCATAAGAATATGTAGTATAAGTATCATTTTCAAGAGAACCATCTACCCATATTTTCCATAAAGAAGTTAGTATATTCCCATCTATATCAAATGTACAAATTTCGTAACTATCAATTTCCCAATTGCCGTTATTAAGTACCTTTACTAATGTGTTTTGTTTATATCCTTCTGGAGTATATTCATAAAAATATTTCATGGGATTATCCGATACGGGATAATTAGTAGCAACATCCATCATAAAAACATAACCGTCACGGACATTTTTTTCTATATTTATATATGAAACAGGATCTAAACTTTGCTTGTACTTTTCATGAGTTTGCATATACCTTGTTTCAAAATTGGATGTTTGTCCCACTGTAGTTAAACCACATAATATTAATGTGATGATTATTAAAAAATATCTTTTCATTTTTTTCATTTTTATTTATAATTATATAGTTGATTTTAAATAAATGGTTTATGTTTTTTAGGTAAATCTTTTTAGTTTTACATTTCTGGAAATAAACACAATTGTTCATTACCTGATTTTTCCATTATACCTATACCATGTGGTTCAACAACTTCATCACTTTTTAGAAATCCTAATTCATATACTTGTGGTCTTAATCTATTTTCGAATTTCTTATATTTTTCAACAAATATTTTATATTCTTCTTTAAAGTGTTCATTTAGAATTTTTTTAATTTGATACCAACCAGCATCCCATGCATTTAAATGATATTCTGGATTTGATTGATGCATAATTTTTCTCCATTCAAAAGATTTTCTAATAAGTTCTTTAGACATTTCTAAAAGTTCTTTAGCATCTGGACTTAAAGGTGTAGATTTTAATAAGTCATAAACATATCTGTCTTTAGATGTTCTTGCGTCTTTATATAATTCATCAAATTTATATTCTTCTGCAAGTTCTAACATTTCTTCATTGTTCATCCAGAAGAATTCATTTTTAATATCCCAAAGTTTATCTTTGTATTCAACTTGTCTCATTGAACTTTGATTTGAACTTGTGTTGAATAATGAATAAACAATAGCATCGTTGTTGAATTGTTTATATTTATCTGAATTTTGAACTTCTTCAGTTGGTGCCATGTATTCATCTTTTTGATTTATCCAATTGGATGGAATAGATTTCCGAGCAAGAAATAATGACACTACATCCATATAATTGTCTTTAGTGATAGATAACCCATGTGCAGATGCAAATGTAGAAGAATAAATTCCTACATAAGTAGGGTTGAATCCAACATTATTAGCATTGTTGTGCATATAACCTAAACTATTTTCCGAAATTAAAGTTTTACTATCTTTTACTTTTAATGGTCCATTTAAAGATGGTTTTAATATATTTTTGTTATTTTTTACTTTTTCTCTAACCCATTTACTCGCACTTATACCATTATCTAAATTATAAATATTTTTAATTTCTTTATCAATAATTTCCAATTCATTGACTTTAACTATGTAATTAAAATCATTTGTTTTATGTTCTTTATCAGTTTCAAATATGGAAAAACTCAATCCCCAATCACTTACATCTGAAAAATTATTTGCATTAATCAAATAACCAGTTTTAAAATTAAAGTTTTTGAAAAAATTATCTCTGAATTTTTTATATGATCCACCACTTAATAATAAAGGTGGGCTGAAAAGACATAACTTAATAATACAATTATACTTTTCGTGTATCTTATTTATTTTATATAAAAATTGTGCATATAATTGTTGTGATGATGCACCCCAATCATCCTTTTTCATCAACAAATTTGTCTTAGTTAAAGCAGTTCCTTTTTTATTTTTTTCACCATGATCATTTGCTGTACCATAAGGTGGGTTAATAAAAAAATAGATTTCTTTACCATTCAAAATTGCATTTTTTAAACCATATGGTAATTTAGTATCATTTTCCACATCGATTTCACCATCATCATTTATTCCATCATTTAAAAAATCATATTGAAATTTAGTTGATTCTGGATTATATCCTGCTTGTTCCATAGTATCAATATCACTTTTTAAAAGTGTAGAAGAATATAATTCTTTAAACTTATAATCACGAGTTAAATTACCTGTCCCACAGGCATTATCCCATACAATTTTATTTTTCCAATCTTTATCTAATGTTTCAGTCACCATTTTATGTGATTCATCAACCCAAATTGTTGGTGTGAAAAATTCACCACTTCTTTTTCTTGTTTCATCTTCAATAAGTCTATCTTGGGTAGCAGTTATAATTTCCTTTTCTCTTGGTGATAATACAGTATTGAAATGATTTTTATATGAATTCCAATTAGAAGTATTTATTTTTATTTCCCCAAATCCTTTAGTAACCAAAATATTCTTTTTGGTTGGGTGTGGATAATTGTTGTCTCTATCAATTAATGTATGGATAAATAAATTTACTGAGTCATTTACTGATAAGTTTTTTTCTTTTAATACTCTATTATTAAAAGAATTATAGATTTTATATACATTATATGACGTAATTTTTAATTTGGATTGGAATCCTTTTGTTATATTATTGATTTTTTTTAAAATTTCCATTGTATTGAATTTTTCATCAACATCAACAACATATATTTTTTTATTAAGTTCATCATTTTGAATTATTTTCATTAATAATTCATTATTTTGAAATCCTGCTTTACTTGGTGCAATTTTCCAATTTAAATCATAATCTAAATATCCAATGAGGATACTTGTATTAATAATAAAATATTGATTTATATCAGCAATAAATAATGAAGTAGGTATGATGTCACCATTTTTTTCAAACGTTTTCATATAATATAAACATTGAATTATAACCCTGGAACGTTCAGTTAAATCCATAAATTCGACATCTTTCTTAAATTCAAACAAACAATTAATATTTACTTTTTCATCTTTATTTCTATATTTTAAAAATCCATCAGTATTATACTGTGAAGTAATAGTACCAATATTATCATTTTTTGATTTTGCAAATCTACCTAATACAGCATTAAAGTGTCCGCGATAGTTATTTTCAACATCTTTTTCATTTCTTGATGTTTTTAGCGTATCTATAAAATTTCCCATATGGTTATATATTAATATTTTTAGTCTTATTATAATTATACTGCAAAGATACAATATTTTTTGGTATAATTAAATTAATATATAAAAAAAACAAAAAGGCATTAATGAAATTTTTAAAATTATTTGAAAAAATATAATATTTTTTTATGAAGTACATTAAATTTTTTGAAGGATTATATCCAGGTTTTACAACAACATCTACAAATGATACTAATGATTATAAATTAGACAATGTTGATTATACATTAGAAGAAATATCTGATTTATTTAATATTTATAAAAATGAATTTAATAAAGATTATGATATTAAATCTTTAAAGAAAATTATTAAAAAAGATATAGATAAAGATCTATTTAATAAAATGAATTTAAATGCATTTCTTAAATCTTTATCTGTTAATTTAAAAATGTCTGAAGACGATGCTTTAAATTATTTTGATAGTTATATAGAATCTATTCAACGTAGATATAAGAAAATATTTGATAAAGATTATACAAATTACGAAAATCCTGCCTTTAAAGAAGTTAAGAAAATTAAATCTAAATTTAGAAATAAAACATCTTATGATATTTTAGATAAAGAATCACCTGCTTTATATGCTGAATTAACCAAACTAATTCTATGGATAAAAGAGAATAACAAAAAGATTCTTATTACCTTTGATGGTAGAGATACAGGTGGTAAAGGATCAATTTCAAGATTTATATTAAGAAATTTCTTTGCAGCACCTTTGGGTAGAAATATTATTTACCAAGACTTCGGTATACCAACTAAGTGGCAGCAACGCAATTGGTTTCATAGATATGAAAAAGTATTTCCAGAAAATGGTCAAATGGTTCTTATGGATAGAAGTTGGTATAATAGAGCTGTAAATGATCCTGTTATGGGTTATTGTACTGAAAAACAGTACGAAAAATTCATGACTGATGTTATTCCATTTGAACAAAAAATTGCTGACGAAGATATTATTCACATAAAGTTTTGGTTATCAATCAATAAAGAAACACAATTAAATAGATTTGATCAAAGAAAAGCAAGTCCAACTAAATTTTGGAAATTTAGTCCAAATGATTTAAGGGCTGTAGATAAGTGGAGTGAGTTCGATCCTTATATCAATAGAATGTTTTCTGAAACATCTACACCCACAATGCCTTGGGCAGTAGTCAATATGGACGATAAACCATTAGGATGGTTAAATTCATTAAGATATATTCTAAATAAAATTCCTTATGAAAATAAAAATGAGAAAATTTTAAAAGTATATCCAGAAATTATATATGAAATTAAATGAAAAAACTAAAACTATTTGAAGATTTCAATTTCAAAGAAGAAGACTTTGATTACGAAGAAGAAGCACCAAATAAATTTAATAATGATGAATATCTTAAAAAGATGATAATCAAAAAATTGATGGATGATGGATATTATGAAGAAGAAGCTATTGAACAAGTAGAAAATGCTCAAATGTCCTTATTTAATGATATTGTTAAGGTAGTATATAAAAATAATGCTATAGATCACTGGCATATTGAAGATAATAAACTTAAAAATCATTTCTAAATCTTTTTTATCTTTGATAAAGATTTATCCCATTTACTAATTAACACTTCCCTCTTATTATTTAAATCGTCATATTTTGATTTTAAGTCATTATATAAAACATCTTCATCAATAGAAAAATTATTCTTATCTGATATTTTATATCTTTCTACAAAATCTCCATCAGGTATAGAACTGAGAAATAACAATCCTGTATATGGTGTTAATTCATTATCAAATTTATCACAATAAATTAAAACATCATCTGTTACCATACTTTCTACTTCAAAATAAAATGACAATCTATGCATATCTACTCTTATATTAGAAATCTTTTTAATATAAGGTAATATTACCATTTTATCTTTTATTATTATAATATTTTTCATTTTCTTATCCATTCTTTTAAAATGTGTTTTCCATAACAATATGCATTATGAATACCATAATGTTCTTCAAAACTCACTGTCATACATTGATAACCACCAAGTTCATCATCATACCATATTGGTATATCAAATCCTTTTTCTTCTGGTTCTTTATATCCTTCTACTTCGTTAATTTTTTTCATATATTTTATTTAAATAATGGGTGATTTTCTAATAATTCTTTATATGTTGATTTAATACCATCTTCGATTTCTATTGTGTGTTTCCAACCTAAATCATTTATTTTAGATACATCAAGCAATTTTCTTGGTGTGCCATCAGGTTTATCCGTATCCCAAACTATTTCACCTTCATAACCAACAACTTTTTTAACAATTTCAGCAACTTCTTTAATTGTCACATCAACCCCTGTTCCTATATTAACATGTTGTTCATAATCTTCATAATTATTCATACAAAATACTGCAGATTCAGCCATATCTTTAACATGCAAAAATTCTCTCATTGGATTTCCTGTTCCCCACAATTCCATTTGTGGTTTTCCTTTCTTTTTAGCTTCATGAAATTTTCTAATCATTGCTGGTAAAACATGTGAATTTTCTAAATCATAATTATCAACAGATGAACCATATAGATTAGTTGGCATTAATGATATAAATTTAGTATCATATTGGAAATTATATTTATTACACATTGTTATTCCCGCTATTTTAGCAACTGCATATCCGTCATTTGATGATTCTAATAATCCTGTCATTAAATAATCTTCTTTAATTGGTTGAGGACACATTTTTGGATAAATGCAACTTGATCCTAAAAATACCAATTTCTTAACACAATATTCATAAGCATAATGTATAACATTTAATTGAATTTGTAAATTATTATAAACAAATTCAGCAGGTGCTTTTGAATTTCCAATTATACCACCCACTTTAGCAGCAGCAACAAAAACAAATTCTGGTTTATTTTTCTTAAAGAATTTTTTAGTCTTTATTTGATTTGTTAAATCTAATTTTTTATGTGATCGTGTTATAATATTCGTATATCCTTGATTTTTTAACGTTTTTAATATTTCGCTACCTACCAAACCATTATGTCCAGATACAAATATTTTACTATCTTTTTTCATTTTATAAAAATCACCAGTAGCTAATTTACCTAAAAAAACTCCATTTGAATCAAAATCACATCCATGTGTGCCCATATTACCTATATCTTTTTTCATTTTATTTATTTATTTTTTTATTGTTATTGTTTCAAATCTTTCCATAGGTATCTTTGATGCATATATTAATTTTTTATGAAAATATTCAAGCATATTATCTTCTTCTATTGTGGTGGGTGTTTTTTCAACAGAAACATAAGGTGCATAAACTAATCCAGCTTCTAAAAATCCAGGATCAGCAACTATATCATAAGTTGCAAGTTTTCTAACTGTTACTGTACCTCCACCTAATTTTTCAAAATTATCTTTCTCAAATGGAAAACATTCAAATTCTTCTTCATCCCAATCATTAAAAATTTTATCTAATTTATCCATATCTTTTTTCTAATTTTTTTCTCAATAATATATATTTTTCATAAGATATTTTTGCTTTTTTATACTTTTTATATAACCTTAATCTTCTATATCTTATGAAAATTTCGCCCAATTTATTCATATTTTTTAATCTTTTTTAATTCCTTATTCAATTCATCTTTAAAATTTCTATTTAAAAAAATTATATCATTTTCTTTTAAATTTTCCCTTTCAATTAATTCATATCCATGAATTTTTTCTTTCGGACCTTTATTACCCTTTTTACCCCAATACCATTGAGGAATACTATATTGATTTTCAAAAAAGAAAAACCATCTATCTAAAGCTGTAGATTTATCAATATTCTTATCATTGAAAAATTGTCCAATTTTTGGATATTTTCGTGAAAATTTCTGATTAATAATAAAGAAATTCTTTTCCTTATCTTCATCAGTTACTTCCCAATACTTTTTCTTATTGTGAAATATACAATCTATTATTTCTTTAAAATCCATTTAATCTATTTCATTTGATGTTACTATACTCACATTTAATATTAATATTTCTGATTTCAAATTTTCAAGATAAATATCCATAACATTAAAATTATCGTTATCTCTTTTTGGGAAAACAACCCTATAATCACTTATAATATCTTTATAATTATCACAAACTTCACCTATCATATCAGTCATTTTTGTTGGTAATTCAAAAGAACAATTATTCTGTATGCATTCTTTCAAATCATTTTTTAAATCTTGTAATTCATCTTCTTCTTCTTCCCAGTCAAAATTTTCAAAATCTATATTTTCATCCATAATTATTTTATTTTTTTTAAAAATTGTTAAACATTTCCAGATAAACATTTTTATGTTCATCAGATTTATTACCAATAAATTGAAAACCACCAGAACCCTTTTCACCTAATTCTATAAATTTTTCATCAACTAATAATTCAACTATCATCTTTCTTTCATCACATAAATTATCACCCAATCCAATCATTGTGCTTGCACAATTTATTTCAGCTAATCGTTCTATTAATAATTCTATCTTTTTTTCTGGTGGTGAGTTTTTAATTCTTTCTTGTCTTTGTTTTATATATTTATGGTTAGGATCAATCCATCCAGTCATATCACATTTAGATTCATATCTTTTACAAATAATTTTTCTATTTGAAGAATCATGTTTTAAATTGTTAATTTTATGAACACTAACAATTTTATCTTCCATAATACTAATAATATTATTCATATCTCTGTATCTTATAGTGTAGAAATTTCCTATTGTGAAAACTAATCTTTTTTTACCTCTAATATCTCTACAATTAACAAAAAATCCTATTTGAAAATAGTTTTTGATCGATGTGGATACAATCTCATTATTGCGAATAAAATTAATATATACATAATCACCAATTTTTAAATCTTTAACATCCATTTATTGTATAGTTATATTTAGATTTATTGTTTCTAATTTATTTATTGGATTTAAATAGATGTTAATATTACTATTATTGTCCCATCTAACGTCATAATCTCCGATAGCATTAAAATTTTTATAAGTTTCACAGATATCTTTTAATTCATCAATTGTTTCAAAATATGAATTAAAATTGTTATTATAAACACTATCTTTTAATTCACTTTTTAACTCTTCTAATAAGTTTTCGTTTTCATTCCAATCTTCATGAGGGAAATATTCTTTATCTTCCATAATAATTATATGATATAATTATAGAATTGTTTTTTAAATTGTGAATTTTTATGATATTTAAAAGATAATATGGATAAATTTATAGTCAAATTGGTTAGGGTATTTCTTTTATTAACTCAAAACATTTTGGAGATATATTACCAAGTGTGTAATAACCACTATTTCTTAAATTTATGTCACTATAAAGATTGGATATACAATCACCATTTATTTTCCAAATACAATATCCAATACCCTGTTCTTTTTTAATATTTTCTCCGAAATAAACAGCAGTTTTTAAACTATCTGTCAAATAAATTCTTTCTGGATGTTCTGATAATTTATTACCTGTTTTTGGTATAAATCCAATTTTTAATATTTTATTTTTAATTTTTAAAGGAGAAGCATGGTATAAATTTTCAGGAATTTTACCTATTTCCATATCATATTTAGGTTCTAGATAGAGTGCAGATGGTTTTGTATCGTCATTATATTCTTTTATCCAATCAGAACCATTTATAGTATAAGTGGATATGAAATAACCAAGATTATTAAAAAGTGGAATATGATTTTTTAATTCTGATATATCTCCTTCAATATAAATCTCACCATCTTTCTCTATATTTATTATTAAATTTGGAAATCTTTTTCTAATAATATTTACTGACTTTTTTAATGGGTAAGTTTTTATCAATCCTTCGATTATTACAAGATGTCCATTTTTACTATGTTGTTTAAAATTTTCATACATAGAATTATCATCTTTTTCAGATAAAAATTCAATATCTTTAAGATATTTATGATAATTCATTAAAAATAACATTTTATTGCCCATTACATTTGTATTTTGTTTTTTCTTATCTTTTTTAATTAAATATTCAATATATTCCGATCTCGATAGTTTCACTTCTTCTAAGTACTTATCTAAATCATTACACAAATCTTCATTGATTGTTAAATTAACTTGTTTCTTCTTATTTTCTTTCTTCGGTCTTGCCATAATTATTATATCTACAAAATGGAAAAAGTTGATAATTTTAATTTACTATATACTTATAAAACAATGATAAAACAATGAAGAAGATAAAAACAAAAAAGAATATATCTGTTTCTTTAAATCAAGATATATATGATCATTTAGACGAAATGGAAAATAAATCTAAATATGTAGAATACTTAATTTATCAGGACCTTATGAAAAATAGTGTTGTTGAAAATAAAATATTAATTCACCATGATTGTTAATAAATACACAGAATTAATGGGAAATGCTAAAATTTTCAAATATTATAAAAATAAAGGTTATGATATTAAATGTGGTGTATATTTTAAAGTGAAAGTTTCTGATTTAACAAAAGGAAGTCATAAAAAAATCTTATGTAAATGTGATATTTGTGATACTGAAAAATATGTAAAATATCTTAACTATAACAATTATATTAAAAGAGATCCTAATAATCAATATACCTGTAAGATTTGCAATCTGTCGAAAAGAGAAAAAACAAATTTAAAAAAATATAATGTTAAAAATATATCCCAAACCGAAAAAGTAAAAGATAAGAAAATAGAAACAATGAAAACCAATGGCACAGAATTATTCTTATGTAATTGTAATAAAGAATTTAAGGAAAAAATGTTAGAATTATATGGTGTTGAATATACATCGCAAGTACCAGAAATACATTTAAAACAACAAAATGGATATATACTTAAACATTATAATGGACTTCATTATAGAGGTAGTTATGAAAAAGATTTTATCGATCATTGTATAGAAAAAAATATAGATATTGAAAATTTTAAAGGAACAATTGATTATTTTTATGAAAATATAAATAGAAAATATTTTCCAGATTTTTTTATAAAAAACCTAAATCTTGTTATAGAAATTAAATCCTGTTGGACATATGATGTAGAATTAAAACAAAATCTACAAAAAGAAAAATCCACTATAAATAGTGGATTTGACTTCTTATTTATAATCGATAAAGATTATAAAGAGTTCGATAAGTTGTTGGAAATCAATGACTAATCATCGGAGAAATCGAAAAAATCGTCCATTGATTCTTCATCATCAAGTGATATATCTGTTGGTTCATCTTTTGCTTTAGATATTGATTTTTCAGCAAAATCTACTTCTTCACCAGAAAGAACAGCAATTACTTTTTCTACTCTTGATGACATTTCATCATCCCATTCTTTAGCCATGTGATCTTCAATATTCACATTTTCGTCTCTTCCAAGAAGAGTTTCTTTAATTTTAGTTTGCCATCTTTTATCAGAAATTTTACCATCGTCATCAACTTGAATAGCTACGAATTTTTTATTCTTTTCGTTATAAATTTTCATTGGTGATTCGCCAAGAAACTGACTAAATTCATAAGTTGGTAACGCTTTGTTACTACCTGTTCTTGTTTTTTCTTTGATAATTAATCTAAAATCTTTACCGTTTACGAAATCAAAAATATTAACTTTATCACCAGTTAATTCACCTTTTCTTTCGGCTTCGATTTTTTCTTTAATTTGATATCCATATGAGAAAATCATTATTTTACCTACTAAATCTGGATTTTGTTCGTCTTCCATAATCATTACATAACTATAAAACTTAGTTGATCTTCCGATTAAATCGGCTTTTTCAACATCAGCTTGATTGTTTGATTTTGCTAATTTCCAATAAAATGTACATAAGTCACATTTTGGTGAATAATTTTTAGCACATTCATAATAACCTCTTAAATCTTGATGATTTGGTAAGTCAACATAGTGTATATGTTTTTCTATTGCGGCTGGGCCGACCTTACCTTCTCTTGATAAATTTCTAAGAAATCTTATTGTTCCTTTGTAACCTTCGCGAGCATCTTTTGCTTGGTCTAGTGATGGTCTGAAAAGTCCATCTTGGTTTCTCTTTTCTTTGTCTAGAAAAGATAATTCTTGTTGTTGTGATTCGTCAGATCCGTCAAATAGGAAACTGTCGTCTAAATAATCGTCATTTTTTGTTGCCATAAAGCTTTTAATTTTTTTTTGATGAAAGTTAATTTAATTTAATTGCCTTCATTTAATTTAATTTAATTTTACAATATTATTTTAAGCTTAAAATTGTCTTTATTATATATAATCTTAATTCAAAAGTTTTAAAAAAATATACATATCTATATAGTAATTTTTACAGGTCCTCTTTGATAATATCAATCAATTCGTCATCATCAAAATAGTTCATAATCTTCTTTTCATATGATCTATTTTGTTTGATTTTATATCTTAATGTTTGATTTATTACTTCTGAAAAAAATGTTGTGTCCTTATCTAAATATTTGATTTTTTCTTTTATAATTCTATTTTTTGCAACATTTCTAATATCAATACAAAAATTGTTATATGAATCATAACCAATAAATCCTAATTTATGTAAAATATTATTGAAATTATTTTTATATTTCATTAAATCTTCATAATTATCAACAAAATTTTCATCCATTTTATCTAAAATTTTATCCATTTTCTTTACCATATTTTTTATTTTTATCATTTACCATACTTGCAGAAATTATTCCATAAACGAGAAAATACTTATCATTCATAAGATCTATTTCTGGATCTTTATCTATAACTGCTTTACATTTTTTAATGTATTCTTTACAAAAAGTATTATAATCATATTGAAAATCAACATTATATTTAATAAAAACGTCATTTAATTTATCTATAGTATCTTTAAAAAAATCATATTTTTCAACAAATATTTCAGATAATCTATTTGTAATCATATTTTTTTTTTCATCTACTGTCATTAATAATGATTATTTTATTTTTTCTTATATATTATTTTAGTGTTGTTAAGTTTTTATATATATAGAATAAATAAAAATAGTTTAAATGTCAGATAGAATAGATCTTAAATTAAATGAAGAAAATAAAACAGAATATTTGTTATCTGCAAATTCAGTAGAATTAATGACATCTATAACAGAAAAATTTGGTTATATTGAATTAAAAACTAAAGTAAATTCTAACTTGGTTGTTGGGGATATAGTTTATATATGTGCATTATCTGGTGATACTGGCGTAGAATATACATTAAGTAATTATGTTTTAGATAATGTAATAGAAGTATCTGGTTGTACAGATTGGTATTATCATCCATATATGAAAGGATATACTATCATAAGTACAAATAACAAAAAAAATTCTTTAGTAATTGATAGAAGATATGAAACTAAATTTGCTGATAAAGAAATTTTAAATCATTATTTAACAAAGATATACGTTGAAAATCAAAATATTACAGGTGGTGATATTGATGGAGTTGTTTATAAAAATGTTATTATGAATGAACCTTCAAGTGAAACCACACTTGATATAAATTTAATTCAAGCTATTGTATTATCAGGAACATCAATGAAATTTATGAATATTGATGGTAAATATGATTTAGATTATAGATCCTTAAATATATCAACAGGTTATACCACACATATAACAAATAACAACAATAAATATGGTTATATAATAATAAAAAATCAATCTATATCTGGTTCAACAATTGATAATGGGTGGTTTTATGATTGTACTTTAACTGATTGTACTATAAATAATGGTTTTTTTACAGATTGTTATATATCAGGTGGAACAATAAATAATGGTGGTTATAGTGGTACAACTATAAATGAATCAACAAATTGGTTATATGGAGTATGGTATGAAGGATATTATAGTTTATCATCATGGATAAATGGTGTGTGGAATAGTGGAGAATTTAATGGTAAAGATTGGTTAAATGGAGTTTTCAATGGTGGAATATTTAGTGGATCAACTTGGAGAAATGGAATATTTAATGGTGGATCATTTACAAATTCAACATGGTCAGGTGGAACATTTAATAACTCATTATTCTATAATTCAATATGGTGGGATGGAATTTTTAATGGTAACTCTTTTTCATTTAGTAGCTGGTACAATGGAAATTTCTTATCTGGAGATTTTATAACATCAACTTGGTATAATGGAAGTTTTTATAATGGGAACTTTATTAATAATAGTAATTGGTTATATGGTGAATTCAATAATGGAAATATGAAAAATTCAATTTGGACAGATGGAATTTTTTATAATGGAGTAATGGAAAGTTGTATTTGGTCAGGTGGTACTTTTAATAATGGTATAATGTTAGGATCAGATTGGTATAATGGTACTTTCAATGATGGAATTTTTAATGGATTAAATTCTGGATTAACATATAAGTACGAAAGAGTTCAATTAGAAGAAGAAGGATTACTTTTCAAATCATATTCATCTACTTGGATAACAGGGGTTTTCAATGGTGGCGAACTTACTAATGCATATTGGTTAGATGGTTTATTTAATAATGGTGTTGTTAATGGTAGTATTATGATAAAGGTAGAATGGAAAGATGGTGTTTTTAATGGTAATGTTATAGGTCCTTTAAATTATGAAATTAATCAAGATCATATAATATATTGGAGTGGTGGTACATTTAATAATGGACATTTTGGTATTGATGAGGCATATATATGGTCACAACGTGGTAATATTTCAACTACTTGGTTAGGTGGGAATTTCTATAATGGATATTATCATTAGTAAAAAAAAATATAAAAATTATGTCATTTGTATATGTACCAATAGGAAGTATTTTAACAATCCCAGGAGAACTTGATTTTGAAAATAAAAAATCAACTGAATGGATATCGGCTGCATTATATGGTGGTGTTTTAAATATACCCGTAACTAGGGATTCAGGAGAAGTACCTAAAGTACCAGGGACATTAATTATAGATGATGTATCTGCAACCCAACATGTGGTTTGGAGAAATTCCGAAACAATTATTCAATCTGGGGTTTATAAATTTAAATCGAATATTTCAGGATATTATTGGAGTGGTTATCCAGCTGATTTTGATTGTAATATTATGATAGGTGGAGTATCAACAACATTAACATTTGTTAATGACAAAAAAACATTTTATAATTATGTTGAAGATATAGATCTTAGTAGTTTTGATCCAGGAACGGCTACTGATGAAGAAAAAAGATTTGCTATAGATTTAATATCTGGGTATGAAAAGCGGTTGTCATTTATGTATTTGGAATTATATTTAACTATGCCTATAGATGACCCAACAAATTTTACAGTGTCAAAAAGCGGTACAATAGATACTTTAACGTGGGTGTCATTTGAGGGTGATTGGGGTACACCTCGAAAAGTATTAGTTGCTAAATCTACAGATGGGATTTTTGGTATACCTACTGGTTATAAATATCTACCTGGTGGTTATATAAATTGGGTGGATGATACAGAAGGCACAGTTGTTACTTCTGGAAGTTTTGATACTATTGATGTGGAAACTGAAGGTGTTGAATTTGATTATAAAATATGGACTTTTGCTAGAGGATCAGATGCCACGGTAACGAGTTTTTTTCTATCTTCAGTTTATTATTCCAGTGGAATTACTGATAGTATAATAATAGATGATCCCCAAATTTTCAATAGTGATGCATCCACAACACTTTTAGAAATAGATTTAACATGGACAGGAAATACTGATAATAATAATGTAGTGGTAGCATTTTCAACAGGTGATACTTTTGGTACACCTACCTTAAGTGGATATACTGATGGTGATTATATAAATTGGACAGATGATACAGAAGGTGTGGTATTGACAGGTTGTACAGATACAATATCGTATAATCATACTGGATTAATTCAAGAAACAACATATTATTATAAAATATGGTCTAATATATTAAATAGTTATTCACCAGGTATAATAAATAGTGCTACAACAATTAATTCAATTGATGATCCTGTTTCTTTTGATGTGTCATATTTCAGTGGGAATATAATACTTTTAACATGGACAGGAAATACTGATGATAATAATATTTTACTTGCATCTGGGACAACATTAGACGATTTACCAACAACAACACCATATAATAATTATGTTGTAAATCAAGGAATAGGAACTGGTGCAATTGTTTTATTAAATGGTGATATAAGTGTTGAAAGTTATAATGATGATCATAGTTATGAAACTGGTGCATATACAATTTATTATAAAATATGGTCAAAGGATGGATTATATTATTCACCTGGTATAGTAGATTCAATTACTGTATCTGGTCCTCCTGATCCAATTGGTTTGGGGATAACAGGAGTTACTTCGGAAGAAATAAATATAGGATGGACGTTAAATGGTTATCCTGTTTTATTTGCATCTGGATTAACATCAGACTTCGGATCGATACCAATTGCTAATCTTGCAGTGGGTGATTCTATTGGACCAGATGGGGGGACAGTTTTGTTAGATGGAATTGATATTCCAACTGCTGTAAGTTATGTTGATTATAATCCCAATATGGATACACCATATACAATTTATTATAAAGTATGGTCAAAAGATGGAACAAGTTACTCACCTGGTGTAGTTAGTGGATATACTGTTGAAGTTTCTGATCCAACAAATTTTCTTGTTGAATTGTGGGATAGTAATCAAATACTTATATCATGGGGATTAAATGATGACTCTGATGATGTTTTATTTGTATCTGGACGTACAAATGATTTCGGACCACTTAAAGGAGATGTTTATGTAATAGGTGATACAATAGGGACTAATGGACAGGTTTTATTAGATGGTTATACATCTTCAGCTGAAAGTTATATTGATATATCTAAACAGAGTGGTCCATATACAATTTATTATAAAGCATGGTCAAAAAATGAGTCAAATTATTCATCTGGTGTAACAGGTTCATACTATATTGCAGCACCAATTGAAGTTGGTGGATTTAGAGATGGTAAATTTTTTGGAGGATATTTCACAGGAACTTGGTTCGGTGGTCGTTGGGTTGATGGTTATTTTCTATCAGGTGCAACTTGGTGTTCATCTAGTCCAAAACCTCGAACATAGAAAAATATATTGACTCCACTTTTTTAATATATAAAAAGAAAAAATAAAATGGCATTTTTTTCAATAATAGGAAGCTTTTTTGGTAAAATTTTCAGTAAAGATTTTCTACCAGTTACATTAACCATATTAATTGCTGTATCAGTGTTTTTTAATATCAACACTTGTAGTAGATTAAAATTAGAACAACAAGCAAGGAAACAAGATAAAGAAATTTTCAATCAGAATTTTTCAGCTTTTTTAGATACGATTCATGAAACATATAATAAAACATTAAATGCGATTGAATATGATAAAGATACATATTTAACAACATTAGATGAATTAGCTAAATATGATTCATCACTTGCATCTATGTTAAATAAAGTAAAAGGGGATATTATAAATGCAATTGATACTAAAATAGAAACTCTTAACGAACCTGTTGAAGTGGATAATAATTTAGAAGATTATAAAAATAATAATTATGGATTAAGATGGGATTATAATTTTGATGATGGTGGTTTTGAACAAAAATTAAGTGGTGTATCTAAATTTAGTATATCTAATAATAAAATATTTCCTGGTTCAACTACAATTGATACAAATTATATGAGTATTAGACTTACATATGGATTCAGAGAATATGATAATAAATATAAAGTTTGGGCAGTATCTTTATCACCAAGAATAAAAATTAGTGAGCTCACAGGAGCTTATTTCATTGATAAACCACCACCATATACCCCAGAGTCATCTTATCAAAATAGATGGACTGTAGGTCCTTATATTGGTGCTGGTGTCAATTTTGATTATAAGTTACAAGACCCTAGAGTTGGATGGGGATTCGGATTATCAATTCAATATCATTTATTTGGATTTGGTAAAAAACCTATAAAACAAAAGAAAAGTAAAACTAAAGATATAGTATCTGATAGTAAGGATAAAATAAGTGATTTGATTGAATAAAATGAACTTTTTAAATTACTATATAATTATAACAAAAATCGATATTAAAATTTAATATATAAATAAAAAATAAAACACAATATTATGGAAAAGAATATTTTTAGATTTGGTGACTTCCAAAACAAAAGAAAAGGAACACAAATAACAAACGAAAGTGTACTTGCATTTGATGATCATTATAAGATAAGAGTACCTGTTGATATACCATTTTCTTTAGTGAAATCTTATATGAAAAAGATTAAAGATGAAACTGGTCAAGATATTGGACAAATGTATTCAGAAATGGAACTTGCTGAAGAAATGGCTAAATATGTTTCTTCTTCATATTTGAACATAGAAAATATCCCAACAAATGCACTTATCCCAGACAAACAAGATTTAGTTGTTGGTCAAGGACAAGGACAATTTGATTTACAAGGACAACAAGGACAAGGACAACTTGATTTAGGTCTTCAACCACAAGGACAACAAGATCAAGGACAACTTGATTTAGATCTTCAACCTCAAGGACAAGGACAATCTCAAGGACAACCTCAAGGACAACCTCAAGGACAACTTCAAGGACAATTAGATCTTAATTTAGATTTAGGTGGACAAGGACAGGGACAACAAACACAAAAAACTGCTCAAAAAATTGCCCCACAAGAAATATAAGAAGTTTTTTACTTAAATAAATAAAAGAAAGTTATTTGCAAAAAATGGCTTTCTTTTTTTTATATATAACATAAACAAATATAATTATTTTGGATAATTTATATGAACAAGAAAATCAAAATTTGATGAATATATATAATTCTATTAAAGAATCTAATGTAATTAAAAACAGTGATAATAACGTGAATGAATTAAATGGTATTAAAGTTGGTGATATGATTGTTTTTAAGATCAACGAAATGGAACTTAAAGGACATGTCAATAACATATTAAATGACAGATATGTTATTAATGGAAATTTTACAATGGAAACCAAACAAGTATCAATTGAATTTGACCAAATAGTTGAACATTATCCGAAAAATGTAGATTTTGTAAAAGAAGAACAAACAGAAATTGAAAAGAATAACCCAGAATTATATCCAAAAGGATGGAAAGATATGGATGGAATTATGATGAATAAAAAACCATCTTCAATAAAAGAAGACATGGTTAAACCACCTGTAGAAAAAACTCTTAAAAATAAAAATGTTATTTTCTTTCCAGATGAAATGAAACAAAAAGATATTGATGAAGCACTTGTTAATTTTAAAGAAGCCAAATATTTTATCGTAGAAAAGAATAATGAATTACATGTTGTTAAAATTAAAGATGGATTTGAAATGAAACCATTTGTAGAAGGTGTTATTGGTCATTTACTTAAAAATAAAATGATTAAAGAAGATATTTCACAAATGAAAGTAGTTGGTAATAATGAATTCTGTATTATTAAAAACTCATCAGATAATACAACAACCTTAATCAAAGGATTATTAAGTAACCTATTAAAATAAAAATTATATGATGGAAAAATCATTTAAAAATTTTAAAATAGACGAAGGAAAATGGACAGATTATGGTACTGAAGAAGTATCTTTTGATAAAATGAAAGATAGTTTAGAATTAAAAATTAAAAATCTTCTTAGTGTATATGATAATTTTACAAAAAATGTTAGTCCTAAACATTGGAGAACAACAGGACACCATTATACAGAATTAAAAAAAATATTAGGAGAAATAAATAATTTCACAGAAATTTCCGAAAAAGAAAAAATGAAAAGTAAAAATATTTAAAATAAAATCAAGGAAGTT